TCTCGACCTCATCGAGCGCCGCATTCATGGCGGAGATCGTCTCGCCGCCCGGATCTCCATCGGCCCCGAATTTCGGCAGCGGAAAGCCGAGCGCGATCAAGCGCCGCTGCAGAGACTGCACGGTCGTTTTCATCGTCGATTTTCCTAAGGGATGTTAAAGGTCGGCCGCAGCCGCCCACATCTCATCGATCTGCTCGTCAGATAATCCGAGAGACCCACCGACTGCGGCAATCAGCGGGTGCGTGCGGTTGAAAGTGGTGGCGTATTCCCATTCGATCTGGGCGGTGTCTTTGTCTGGCCCATCTGGCATGGCCTCGATGACGGCAGCCACCTGCGGTAGTGTAAACCCGTTGCCTAGAAGGCCAAGGCGAAGCTGACGAGCTGATAAGGAGGGCATCGCCTCTCTGATCTGTTCCACCGTTGGCGACTGATAGGGATCGATGGGGAACGATGGGTTCTCGGCCATCCACTGTAGAAGAGTTGGCGTCAGGCCGTAGGGGTCCTCTGGGCGAACGGTCGAAACGGCATCGAATTTCTCGCCGTTCGTATCAGTAACGTTGCAATTGATGACGTAAACACCGGTTTCCTGAGTAGAGGTGACTTTGTAGACGAAGTTCAACGACACAACCATTATGCAACCCTCTGCATGAGGTAGAAGAAATTCCCATCTTCTGCCCTGCCTCTCTGGCGCCATGTGCCGGATAATGCGGTCCCTGCAGATGGGTGAGTGCTATTGAAAAACTGCTGAGTGTCGGCGGACGAGAGATTGACCCCGACGCTAGCGTTGCGATTGATGGTCTCGGTGGATCTGATCGCGATTATTGAACCTACCGGGAATACTGTGTTTGACGTACTAGACCCAGTGTAAAACAGGTCCGTTAGATTCATCGCCGCGAGGGTTCCAAGGGTGGTGTTCGCAGCGTGGAAGACAGTACTGCCATTGTACTTGAAGTCATCAACTCCGGGGCCGCGGATTTCTATGACCCCAGAGTTTGCACCTGTTCCCTGCACATAACGGCGCATGTACAGAGTGTCAGCAGCCGTGTCGAACCATATACGCGCGACGCGTACCCCGTTTGCGTTTAATGTATATTCCGGGCCGGTAGCGTCCGAAACACTGACGTATCTGCCGGAAGCTGTAGTTCCAGAGGTGGCGAGCCCGCCAGTGGCGGTTATGCTTCCCGACGTGCTCGCTCCATCTGGTCCGATTTGGACCAAGCCGCCATCGCCCTGCAGAATTAGCGGCGACGTAGCCCCGTTATTACGCGCCATGATCTCGTTGTTGTCGGCGATTATGTTTACGCTGCTAGTGTCGCCGATCTGGAAGGGATGGGCGGTAGACGACAGGGAAGCATCGTTGTTGTCCAAAAGGCGGACTTTCCCGTACTCCAGAGTTGTGCCGCCGATCGAGGTGTCAGAAAAAAACGAGTACGTGTTGGTGCTGTCGTCGTAGGAAATATAGTCGTTTCCACCTCCGGTGGTGAAATCAAGCCTGGTACCCGTTGCCAAGCGCAAATCACTGAAAGTCTGCGTCGTTGACCAGGTCCTGGCGGCGTCTAGCCCCGACACGTTCCCAATGGGGATTGCTGACGCCTCCGTCCAGACCTTGTACCAGCTAGACCAGGTGCCAGAGACATTGCAGCGCTCATAGATGATGTTGCTGGAGTGCCGCATGCAGATCTGGCGGGCCTGAGTATCAGACCACGCGACGTGCATTAGAAGAAGGGTCGCCGTTTCAGGCGCGTTGGCTGAGCTGGAGTTGACGCGATACCAACCAGTTTCGGTGACGGCGTTACAGTCATTTATCGCTGTTGGCTGGTTTTGAAGACGCGCGGGGAGAATGCTGTTCGCGGTCGTCCCGGTCGTAAGGTTCGACGCATTGTTTGCGCCTAGCGTCGCCCGCGCCGTCGCCGCTGACGTATCATCCAGCAACGTTTGGATAAACGTCGAGACGCCAAGCGTCGTTAAAACGGAGCCAGCAGTCGTGTCATCGAGAAGGGTCCGCGCAAATGGCGTCAGCGCCGTGGTCGCGTATACATCCGATGCCGTCGTGTAGATCATCCGATCGGCAGCAGTAGTGAGGCCTGCGATGGAGGCAAGACCCGCATCGTAGGCTTGCACGTTCGTCCCGATGGCGAGACCGAGAGCGGTGCGGGCGGCACTAGCCGATGTCGCCCCCGTCCCGCCTGCCGTGATCGGGCGTGCGGCGTTCGCATCCGCCGTCAGGTCATCCACAAGCGCGTTGTAGGGCACACTCTGAATGGTCGTGTTGGACACGCCTTTCGTGCCGGCCGGGGGCGAGTAGACTCCGCCAGTCCTTGGCATTGGCATTCTCCATTGCTTGAGATAGGATTCCCGCCTCAATTGAGGCTGAGGAGAAAACATGAAACGTATGGTGGCTGCTGCGCTTGCAGCTCTTTCACTGTCTGCGTGCCAAGGAACGCCAATCGGTGACGCCATGATCGGCGAAGGGAAGCTCGCCCAAATGGACGATCAGTATTGCCAGTCCATCGGCGCCGCGCCCAAGTCACAGGCCTATGTTCAGTGCCGGATGTTCCGGACGGGACAGCGCGAGGAGAGCCACAGGCAGGCCTTCCAGCGCGCGGGAGCGGGTTTCGCAGCCGCCGGAGCAAACATGCAGCAAAGCGCCGCATCCTACCGGCCGACCAATTGCACATACACGCCGGTCAGCACCTGGGTGGGTGGCCCAGTGCGCCAAGTCAACGCGTCGTGCTACTGATGAACACCATCGATCACGATCCGAACGAGCCGCCCCGAGATGACGACGGCATCCCTTTCCCGCTGGCCTGCGCGTTCATCGGCATTGCCGTCGCCGGCTACAGCGCCACGCACGGCTCCATCTTTGCCTACAGCCATGGGCCGATAGACAGTGCTCTCGGGATCGCCTCCCTGGTGTTCATAGCGTGGCTGCTATCGAGCCGGCGTTCCGGCCTCGTGAGCACCGATGCCCATGAGGAGACGCGCAAGAGCCTCGCGTTTCGACTGGGCAAGTCTCTGAACGGCGTTTGGCGCGGCCTTCGTCGCTGACGCATTGCCGCCGGCGAGGATGATCTTCGTCAGTTCCTCGACGTTCTTCTTCGTCAGCGAGTCTGCCGCTGCTTTCGCTCCCATGCCGCCAAGCGATAGAGCACCAACAGCAGGATTGACCATAGCACCACCGACGCCAAGGGCCGCCATAAGGCCGTTCCCAGAAGGCGAGAGCTTGCCAGCAAGCCGAAGAGCATTCTGCGTGGGAGTGCCGCGCACCACCGCTTCAAGGGCCTTGCGTTCATCGGCGGTCAACCCTCTCGGCTTTTCGAGGATGCGGCGCAGGTTCTGACGCGTCGCGTTGTCGGCATTCCCGCCCGATCCGGTCGAGGCCGCGCGCAGTTCCGCCTTCGATACGGCTTCCTCAACCTTGCTGTTCTTGGCTACGCGAGAGGCCAGAGAGCGCGCTTCCTTCAACGCACCAGCGGCAGCCGGGCCGTTCCCCATGAGGACATCGCCCGCCCCGGCGTTGTCTATCAAGTCGTCGATCGAGTTGACGATCTTCGACACCGCGGCATTGTTCGCCTTGTTCCCGGGAATGAAGCCGTTGCTGGCAATCTTCCGGATGGTGTCGAGGCCGGTCAGCGTGACGTTCTGGCCTTGCAGATCATGGAGGCGCTTGACCGCTACCGACGCGCCCGGCATCAACGCCGGGTCATAGCCGAGGTCTGTAAGCTCCTGAACGACCTTCGCGTTGATCTTGTTGACCGCCTGCGGGGTGTAGGCGACGCCCGCCGAGTCCGCGCTCTTGTAGGCGGCATCTTTCAGGGCAACGAGTTCATCCGGGGTCGGGATCGCTGGCTTTTTGTTGAAGAGACCGGCCACCTTGTTGACGCCGGCTGAAATCCCCTCGCCCGCCACGTTGCCGAGCGCGCCGCCGAGAAAGCCATAGCCCGCGCCCTGGGCGATATCCTGATCGTTGCCGGCGGCCGTCAGAGCGCCATAGCCCGCACCCTCGGCGCCCATCAAGCCGGAGCGAGCGGCGAGCCCCTTCGCGCCTTCCATTGCGCTTGTCCCGAGCCGCCCAGCAAACGTGAGCCCCTTGCCGGCCATCTTGACAGGCCCCGCGATAGCTCCGGCGAGTTCTGCCGTCGTGCCCGCCCATCCTGCCCGGTCGCGCGCCCTGTCGGTTTGCGCCCGCATGCCTTCGAGTTCTTCCTCATAGGTCTTATCGGTGAACGGCGCGCGGAGCCCTGCAGCCAGTTTGTTGCCGAATCCGAACGAAGCGCCATTGGCGGCCAGATCGGCGGTATCTGCCGCAGCGACAAGCGGCTTTTGCCATGCAGGCATTGCCTCATAGCGGGCAGCCGCGAGATTGCCGCCCGGAAGCTCGCCGGTCATGCCCTGCGTCATTGCTGACATTTCGGACATGGCGTCGGTCGCCGCCTGCGTCTCCGGCTGGGAGGACGTGCCCAAATGCTGCTGCAGCGCCTGCAACGCGCCTTCGGCATTCTCGCCGCTGACGCGGTAGCTCTTGCCATCAGGGCCGGTGATCTTGAATGTGGGCATCAATCGACCTCTTCGATGGTATAGCCGCCGATGCTTACCGGCCCGCGCTTCTGCTGGGACGGCTGCTCTGAGGGAACAGCGAAAGCCGCGCCTTGCCCGGCGCTGATTTTCAGGCCCTGGATCGTGGTCTCGCGGTTCTTACGCTTCTGCTCGATCACTTCCGGACCGTCTCCCGGCTGCGGGAAATATTGCTTTTCCGCATTGGAAAACTCCTCCGGCGAGATGACAGCGCCAGATTCACGGCGAAGGACAGCATTGATGTAATCCCGCTTCGCCTGATCGTACTTTTGCGCGTCCTCACTGCGGAGATAGTTGCCGGCAACGGGGACGTTTCCAACGGTGTTGTTCCAAAGGCTGGTTCCTTCGCTCTCCAGATCGTTCAGGAGTTTGTGAGACTCCACGCCGCGTCCATAGAAGCCCGAATTGCGGCCTTCTGCCTCTGTCAGCTTGGGAAGACCCCCGATTGCGCCTTCAGTCAGCGTCACAGTCCCATCCGGGTTGGTCGTGAGTTGCATTCCTGAGCGGGCCTTGACGCCGCCGACGCGCTCATATTCCCGCGTTTCAGGGTTCCAAGTGGCCTTATACGGCTGCCCGGTTGCCTCGTCGAATAACTCCACGACTTGCGGCGGCTTGGTCCCCCCTGTCGGCGACGATATCCACTTCTGTGTGTTCGGGTCGAAGACCTGGCCGTCGCCCGCATTGATGAGCGGCTGTTGCTTCGGCTTCTTCGCGTCCTCCAACTCGATACGGCTCTTTTCCAAGCCGATCTGATAGGCCGGATCGTTCCGCTGGGCCTCCTGCTCGTAGCGCTGGCGCTCCATCCATGTCTGCTGATCGCGGGCCGCCTCCTGCTCCTGTACCTGCTGCTGATAGAGCGTCTGCAGGACCGCCCGCTGTTCCTGGCTCAGGAACGGATTGCTGAGAGCCCGAAGCAACGACATCTGGTCCGGGGCGCCCTGCTGTTGCGGCTGCGGCTGCGGCTGCTGCTGGCCCATTGCCTGCGCCTGGGCGACTTGCTCGGGCGAAGCGGGCGAACCGCCCATGAGCGCCGGCATGATGCCGCCTTGCGCGTTGGCGAGCTGCGCCGACTGGTCGAAGGGCGACGGAATGCCTCGGGCCTGAGGACCAGCGCCAGCGCCGCCGGCATTCGACCGGGCCCGGGCGGCCTGCTCTGCCTCTTGCGCAGAACGGAAGCGCTGGAACGTCGGGCCGTTCTGAGACTCGTAGGTCTGCATGGCTCCAAGGATGCCCTGCTCGTCATCCGGGTTGAACTGTTGCGGACCGTTCTGACCCATCCAGAGCGACGGCACGTTGACCCATTCGCCGCTTGGAAGTTGCCAAGTCGTCGTCAATTCAGTCGAGAAAGAGCCGTCAGTATTCGGGCGCTTCTCGCCTGCCTGGAATGGTCGAAGACTTGCGCCGCCGCCGACATTCTGGCTCGGGAACTGTGACTGATATTGCGGCGTCTGTTCGAAGGCGGCGACCTCATCGGAGAGAGACGGCGGAGGAGCGCCACCTCCGGCAGCCATGGCGTTGACAGCTCCCGCCGCCGTCTGCGGAGGCATGCCGGCGGACGGATCAAGGCTGGCGACCTCCTGCGGCTGGCCTTGCGGACCAAGCGCGTTCATGAACTTGCGACCATAGGTGCCGACATCGGTTCCGAGCGAGTCCTTGCGATTTGTCTTGCCGACGCCGCCGGGACCTGCGAACCACGCCTGAGCTGCGCCCTCGGGCCCGAACTGCTGCACATAGCCGTTGAACTTGTGATCGAAAATGGCATCCTGAAGCTGCGGATTGGATATGAACTCTTCCGGCGTCACCTCGCGGCCGAGCGCCTCGCGAGACCAAGGGCCTATATTGGCCTCCATGATCTGGTAGCGACCGAGCGCGCGGCCCATCTTCGGATGCGTCGGGCCGACAGCCTTGTAATCGCCGCTGCCTGCGCTCTCGATCGAGGCAATGGCATCGCGATAGGAACCCGAACCGCCCGCCGCGCCGCTGCCGCTTGTCGGCTTGATACCAGGCGAAAGCATGCTCGACGCGCTGACATCGGGGGCTTGGCCGGTGATCTTGTTGAACAGATCATCCGCAGCGCTGCGCCCTGCCTTCTCGGCTTGGCCGGTGCGATAGTTGCCGACTCCGACCGCGGCCCCCTTCAGCATGGCGCCGATGCCTTCATAGGCGTTCTTCGGCGTCTCGCCCATGACCTGGGCAGACAGCGCCTCAATCATTGCGCGCTTGCGGGCGAGCGTCTGGGGCGTCTCCTTGGTATCGCCGCCAAACAGGAACGAATAGGCCATTATTTCTTCCTTCCTGCGTCGAAGAGAGCGCCGTAATCCACCCGCCGAAACCCATCAGAGCCCTTGCGCACGGCATCGGGGCGGACCTTCTCCACCTCCTGCGCCATGACACCGATCCGCTTGGGAGCGTTCTTGCCCTCGCCCTTGTAGCGATACTCGTAGAGGCCGCCGACCTTCTTGATGTCCTTCTTCGCGGTCCTGTCGGAGAGCGTGAACAGACCGGCGAGGCCGCCCATCATGCTACCGATACCGGCCTGATTCTGCTGGTATGCCCCCATCTTGTTGGCATAGTCCTGCTGCACCAGCCCGGCATAATCGACGGTCGGCATGGGGTTGCTCTGGGTCGGGACGAAACTCGGGCTGTTGACCTGCGCACCGGACATGAGGCCGATGATTTCGTTGATCGGCTGGTTGCGCTGCGCGTAGAGCTCGTTCAGGTACTGCGCCCGCTGCTGGTTCTGCAGATTGAACTTCGACTGTTGAGCGTTGAAGCCCTGATCGGCCAGGGCATTGTTCCCAGCCGTCGCCGTGTTCTGGTTCTGGTACTGCTGCTGCAGAGCGTCGTTGCCGAACTGAGCGCCCGCCAGCCCCTGCGAGAACTTCTGCTGCTGGGCGGCGTTGTTGGCCTGCTGCTGCGCCTGGTTCTGGCCAAACTGCTGCTGCTGGGCCGCGTTCCCCATCTGCATGTTGTTCGCGTTTTGCGCATACTGCTGCGCCTGCGCGGAGTTGGCGAACTGACCGGAGCCGAGCATCTGGTTATAGGCCTGCTGCTGGGCGGAGTTCTGGAAGGTGGCGGACTGGTTGGCGAGCCCGGCGAGGCGAGACTGTTCCTGTCCGGCGCTCAGGATGGCGCCGAGCCTTGCGTCGGTGGATGACCGGTTGGCCTCGTCGATCGCCCGGTTATAGGCCTCCGAGCCGGGCTGCAGGCCCTGGTTGGTCAGTCGCGTCTCAAGCGCCGCGCGATCCCGCTCCATCTGCGGATTGAGGCGCTGCATCAGCGCATCCTCGACCTTCTGGCGGTCGGCGCTGAAATCCGTCTCATAGTTGCGGGTGATGTCCCCGGCATTGCCGAGCGAGTTTTGGATCTGGCCGCTATTGGCCACCTGGTTCTGAATGCTGCCGGCGCCAGCGATCGAGCTTTGAACGTTGCCGTAATTGCCGAGGCCGGTCTGTAGCTGCGGGCCGCCCTGGAATTGCTGATACTGCGGCAGACCAATTGCGCCCGCATTGCCGGCTGCTGGCGCCTTGGAGATGTCAAGCGGGCTGCCAAGCAGGTTGTTCAGCTTTCCGGACTGATTGTTGGCGAGCGTCGCCATGTTCAGCTCGGCGCCGTCTGTCTGGTTCTTGATGGCCTGCTGCTGCTGGGAAAGCGTCTGCGTGGCGGTCGGGACCTGCAGATCGTATTCCTTGCCGCTAAGCGGGTCTTTCCACTTCTGCGTCGTGTAGGTGTACGTCAGGTTGCCATCCGGCGTGACCTGGTTGACGTTGCCCATGACGTTGTTGGCGACGGAAGTCCCGATATTCGTCGCCGTCTGTGCGGAGGCTGTTTCCTGCGGGTCAGGAGCTTCCGGAGCGCTACCGTAAAGGCCCATGTGTCAATCCTTTATCCAGTCTTCGACGGTCTCTCGCGAGCCGGAATGGCAGAGTTCGAAAAAGTCTTCGGTTGTGGTTTTGGCGTGGTCGTAGCCGCCGACAATGGCCGCGACCGCGGTGACGATCGATCCGACAGCCTCGCGCATGACGAATCCGAATTGCCGCTTCAGGGCGTCCCGCGAGGAGCGCCACTCATCGCTTAACTGCCATTGCACGATGACGTTGTTGATGAGCGGCGCCAGGGCAGCTACATGGCGATTGAAGAACGGGTTCTGCGGCAGTCGCGTGAGGGTCCTGGTCAGCAGCCACGCAACGTTTCTCTGCCTGTTTGCATCCTCGTCCACGATGTCATCAGCAAGCCGGGCAATCTCGGCAATCTCATTGAGGAAGTCGGCCGCGGCCTCGTCGCCAAGTGTCCAGCGCAGCAGCGCGGCGCGAACGTGTTCCGGATCGCTCGGCAGCATCAGGCGCTCGCCTCCCCGATCGAGACCTGGACCGTGGCGAGGTCCACCTCGATATCAAGCTTGAAGTCGCCGCCAGAGGTGATCACACATCCGACAGCGAGCATGTCGCCGCTAGCCCGCACGTTCTGACGGAAGTCGAAGCGCTGGACCTGTGAGACGCCATCCCAAATCGCCACGTCCCACAGGCCAACATCCCACTCCGACGAGGTTGCATCGCCTTCGGTCGCGGTGGCGAAGGTCGGCGTAGACCGGTCATAATCCGCTCTCGCGAACAGCCTGACTTTCGGCTTCGTCTTCGCCCTGAAATACATATGAGCGAGCGTGGCGTTTGCCCTCTGGCCGAACTGACCGGCAGGGGAAAATTGCGAAAGATACGTCGCCGAGAAGGTAAGCCCGTCATCCGTGCCGCCCGCATCGCCCTGCCAGACATAGCCGTCGAGCGAGCCGAAGAAGAGCCCGCCTTGCAGGGTCTCGTAGCAAAGCGCCTGCCAGTTGCTGATCGTAGCCCACCGCCCGGTGAGCACGTTCAAGACATAGGTCGTGTCGGTGACCACGGTGTTTTCCGGAAATGCCACGAAAACGAGGTTTTGCTCGGGCCATTGTTTCAGCGTCCAGCCAGTCCCGGTGGCGTTGGCAGCCTTGCGCCAATCATCCTCGATCGGGCGTGAGACGGAAACGAGGGAAAGGGCCTGCCGGTCGCGCTGGAATACTTGCGACATTGGCGTGAGGCCGTCCGTAGTGGCAATGAGGATGTCACCCCCTGCCCTGATCCAGGCGTTTTTGCCGAGCGGCTTGCCGATCTGGTAGACGCCTTTCAGAGCGAAATCCGAAGCGCTCGACGGGTCAGAGCCGGCATAGACCGCAATCTCGCCCTCTGTCGAGACGAACACGCACATGTCGTTGAGGCCGTCGCCGCTCTCCAGCGACCAGGAGAAGCCCGTCAGCAGCGAGCCGCCCTTCTTCATCACGCCGCCAAGGGGAAAGAGAGAGGCAGCGCCACCGACCGCGTTGACCGCCAGGTAATAGGCGTCAAGCGTGCCGTTCTTCAGGAAGAACTCCCGGTTCTTGAACAGCCAGCCATAATTGAGCTGCGGCATCGTCGTGCCATCGGTGAAGGTGATGGCGGGCGCCGTCGTCCAGCTCGTGCCGTTGTAAAGCTGCCGGTCGTTGGCGCCGTTCACGCACACGAGATAGGACGTGCCGGCATTGGTATGCTGGAAGGCGCACCAGTCACCGCCGCTCATACCGGAAACATCCGCCGCGGTCGTGGTCGGAGGCGCGGCCGGCGAGGTCATGTTGTAGATGCCGGCGTTCGTCGCCATGAACAGCTTTTCGTTGCTGCCGTATTTGTATTTGAAGGCGCTCCTGATATCGCCGCCGTCTACCGCAAGGCCTTTCTTCTGCGAGCCGCCACGGATCTTGCAGCCCATCAGCGTCGGAAAGAAGTTGCGCAGAACGGTTGCCGAGCCCGGCTCTTGCGATGCCATGTCCGCCGTGGTGACAAGGCCTCCCTTGGGTGCAGGGAAGGTCACCGGCTGCGATGACTGCTGCCGGCCGATGGATACCGCCCCGCGATTGGATTGCCCTATACGGGCCGGCCTTGGCTGAATTCTCATTGGGCGCCCCTGTCGGCGTTGATCTCCTGCGCGAGGTCGGCTTCGAACTCAGCAAGGTTGTCCTCGTAGGAGAGGCCCTTTTGACGCTTCCAACGCCAGATGATGCCCTTCACCAGCAGGCGCTCGGGAAAGAGCGTGGTGTCGTCGTCCGCCGAGAATGTCGCCTGCGGCCCATCCGGATCGTGCAGGATCCAGTTCTTCGAGACGTAGTCGATGACGGCGCTCGCAGCGGCCGACGCGGGAGAAACCAGCACTTGGCCGCCTTTGATGAAGAAATAGGGTTGCGTCGAGGGAATGCCGACGATGACCGCCCATTGGCCGCTGTTGGTGACCGGCCGAATGAAGGCGCCGGCCGAAGTTCTGATCGAGCCGCCCGGCGTCAGGCGTTGAAAGTCGCTCGGAAGGTTCTCGGGGGACGCGGTGAGGGTGTGGAATTTCAGCGTCTTCTGCCAGTCGGCGCGGCGGGCAATCTCGTCGCCGGCTTCCTGTGCCATGGCAACCATCGTCTGGGCGTTCGGCTCGTCGGAGCCGTAGACGTTGTCGAATTGGGAGAGGGAAACGATGTCGCACGCTTCATTGATCGCGGTAAGCAGGCTCATGGCGTGACGCCTCCAACGACCAATTGCGCGTTGCCCCAGCGGCTGCGCTCGTCCTCGATCTTCAAGCCGCTCAGCGCCAACATCAGAAGCTGCTGCGCGGCGCTGGCACCGTCGACATCCTTGCCCCAGATGGCAATTTCGTTGACCAGCGCGAAGAGGTAGACGTCGGCCGCCTTATCCAGCAGCCAGTTCGTCGGATTCGACGGCGTGAGCGCCGGGATGCGGGCGTAATAGGTGACCGTCAGATCCTGGTCATTGATCGGCCGCGCCTTGAGCGTGCTCCCGACGATGGCATATCCGGTCGGAATGCCGCTGCGGCCCATATAGCTGCTGGTGAGCTGTTGGAGGGACACCGCGCGAATGGGAATGCCGGCGGCCGTCTTCACCTCGCGCGCCTCGAGGAAGTCCGCCGGAAGCGTCCCGTCGCCGTCGATCAGCGCGATTTCGTCCGTCACTTCCATGTCGGCGACGCGAAGCCCGCGGTTGAGCTTCAGCTCCGCAAGTCCGAGGAAGCGCGGGAAATTGTGCGCGATGTCCTCCCGTCCGGAATACTCGCCGGCATCCACCAGAAGGGACGCATAGTCCGAAATGGTCATAGATGGCCTTCCTTGGTCCGCCAGGCGCGGTTATCCGGGTTGTTGAGGAACCGTTTCACAAAGCGGTCGTCGCCCTCTGAGTGGGCCCTCACGAGGCCGGAATGATGGGCGACGTTCAGCGGAACGGACGCGACGCGATGCCAGTCGCCTTTCCAAGCGCGCTCGGCGCTGTTCCTGACCGACTGGTTCTCGCTGATCAGGTTGTCGACGGGGTAGTCGACGCGGAAAACGTCCTTCTCCCCGTCGAAATAGTGCCAGACGGAGCGGCCGGTCATCATGTCGTGGTCGTAGAGCGTCCACCCTCCGTCTCGGATGATCATTCGGCGTCTCCGGGCAGCGGGTCGGCGCGCTCGGCCTTGCCGGCGGCAATGAGCTTCTTCGCCTCCGAAACCGGAACTTCGAGCACCGTGCCGGCGGGCGTGCGTTTGCCTTCCTCAAGCCACACGGCATAGAGCAGCTTGACGGGCGTGGTCTTCTCTCTGGCTTCCGCCATGGTCTCATCTCCTGAAAATGGAAAGGGCGAGCCGAAGCCCGCCCCTCTGTTGGGTCATGGAAGAGCCGATTAGCTCGCGGCGGTAAGCCCGAAGAGGTCGGCAGCGACGCCGAGGCCCTTCTCGTTCTTCACCTTGAGCGTGCCTTCACCGATGATCACGCCCTTGTCGGCGTCTCCGGTCTTGGCAACGTCCTTGTCTTCCTGGATTTTCCGGAGCCAGAGGAATTCCAGCATGTCGGTGTCGAGGAAGAAGGCATTCCGCGCCGTCGTCGCATTGGCGGCCTGCACGCGGTTCGGATGGATCATGACCGTGCCGAACGGGCCTTCGTAGTAGTCGGCCGTCGCGATGATGGTGTTGCGCTCGCCGCCCTTGGAGACGGCATAGCGGAACGGTGCCACGTTGGCGTCCGACATGAAGGTGACGAACACGCTCTTGACGTAGGGCGAGACCGAGACGTGCCGGAAGTTGGCACCGCTCTGGTAGCCCTGCTGCATCACGTCGTCCATGATGGCCTTGGTGAATGCACGCTGCGTGCCATCGGTCGGGGCGACGGTGAGGCCGGTAGCTTCGTCGAAGCCACCATTGGCGCCGCCGGCGCCGCGGGAGACGTTGGTCTCGATCCAGGTGTTGAGCGAGCCGAATTCGCGCGTGGCACCAGCAACCGAGGCGTTGGTGTCGACAATCGCGTATTCGACATCCTTGCGGATCTCGACGCCCTTCTTGAGCTTCTGGTATTTCCGCTTCTGGACGTTGCCGGCTTCGGAAACGACTTCCTGCGTGCCGGAGATGATCCAGTCCTTACGCATGATCTGGGTATAGTTGCCCATGCGGTCGGGCGGGGTGATGGCGCCGAACGAATATTCGTCACCTTCCGTCTTGATGTTCGCGCCGGGCGCGGCGAGTTCATCCGTTTCCCATTCGGGATGGATGGACACACACTTGCCCTTTTCGATCAGCGAATAGATGGGGGTGTCTTCCGGCGTGATGCGCGACACCACGTCGGAGAGTTCTTCACGATTGCCAACCGCGCTCGTGGTCAGGAAGGTATTGGCGAGAGCTGCCATGGTTCTGATCCTTTGAAGATGGGGTTATTCAAAGTCGATCGACATTGCGTCCTTGATCGACCCGGTTTTCGCCAACCTCTTCATCGCATCCTGATTCTTCCGCGCCTGCGGGTTCACCGCGCCGTTCGGCTTGGCCTTTACGGCTGCCGGTGGAGCGTTCGCCACCTTCGTCAGGGCCTTGTTCTTCGCCTGCTCTGCCTGGAGACCGAGCATGGCGTAGTGCATGACCTTGAAGTAGCGGTGATCGGTGAATTTCTGCATCTCGTCCTGGCTGAAGCCGAGATCCTGACCGACCCGAAAAGCGTCGGTGAAGAATTTCTCTCGGGCATCGTCCTTCGACAGATGCGGGAAGGCTTCGAGCAGCTTGGCGTTTTCGGCCGCTAGAGTTTCCTCGGTCGCGGTCTGGCTGAGTTCGCCTGCGACGTTCTGCGGCTCCTGCCCCAGGCTGACAACCTGATGCACGCGAGCCAAGGCCGCATCGTAAACCGCCTTCTTCCGGGTGTATTCGCTGGGATTCTGGATCGCCATCGAATAATCCGGCTCGTCCGGTAGCTGTTCGACCAGGAATTGCGCGATGGCGTTCGCCGTATTGGCGACGCGGGTTGTCATCGCCTCAAGATTTCGGCCCTTATTGCCGAGCTCCTGAGTTTTCCGGCGGTAGTCACTCTCCCGCAAATAGCCCTGTTTCAGCTCCTCGAGAGGAACCTGCTCACCGCCTTTCAGGGTGATGATCGTGTCCGAGGCTTCGTTGGTCTCCTCGCCCTCTTCTTCGGGTTCGGCAGACTCGTCGCTTTCGGCTGCGGGATCGTCGGTCTCTTGGCCATCTTCAGAGGCCTCATCCGTCGCATTCGTCGATTGCTGCTCTTCCTCTTCCGGCTCGTTGGTCTCGGAGGACTCGGCGAAGTCGAGGTTTACAGCGTCATCGAAGCTGAGTGCGGGGCGACCGCTATCACTCTCGCCGGAAAACGGCGAGTTGGTGGCTGCGTCTGTCATGTCTGGCTTTGCCTTTTAGGTTTGGCCGCGGCCCTATGCCGGGGCGCCCTTCCCATCGGCAGAGGATTGTCCCTCGGCGAGGAACTTGATCTTGCCTTTGAGATTTCGGATGGCCCGCACTTCGGCCGCAAAGGCGGCGCGGGCATCATGATCTGTGTTCTTGGCGTTGACGCAGCCGTTGACGGCGCCCGCCTCGAGCTCGTCCATCAGCAGATGAAACAGCGGCATGTCGATGAGCACGCGGGCGGCTGCGGTCTTGTCTTCCTGCCGCATCAGCCCGGGTCCCCGCCGATGTTCACGCTGGAGACCGGATCCCGCGTCAGCATCTGCATGGCGCTGGTCTGCCGCTTGAGCTGAATTTCCTGCTCGATCTGGTAGCGCTTCAGCGCCATTTCCTGCTGAATGCGCTGCGTCTCAAGCTGCCCCTCCTGCTGCATCTTCTCCCGCTGTAGCTGGGCGTCGAGCTGGGCCTTCTGCGTGTCGGCCTGCGCTTTGATCTTGACCTTCTCCATTTCAGGATCGGGCTTGTTCGCCTGCGCCTTCTGCAGTTGATCGATCTGCTCGGGCGTCGGCTTGGTGAAATACAGGTCCGGAGTTCGCAGCCCTGCTGCCTCGACGCCGCGCGAGACTGAATTCCAGATGTTCTCTGCCGAAACATACGGGTTGTTGACCGGGCCGTAAGCCGCGAGCAGCTTCTCCTGCTGCTGGCCAACCACCTGCATCATCATCATGTCCCGTTCGCGCGTGCCGGCGCCCAGGCCGGTGTTTACGGTGCAATCCATGTCCGCATTCCACTGACGCGGATCGAAGGTCACCCACTGATTGCGCAGCCGAACCGTGCGGGGCTTGTCCTGGTGCTTGATGACGAGACGCAGGAGGCCCTGAAACACCCGCTTGAGGCCTTGCGCGAACGTGCGGACCATCAATTCGGTCTGGCCGATGCCGGCAGCCTCGATCATCGCTGAGGCCTTGGCGGTCATGTTCTGCAGCGCGTCGGGCGCCATGCCGCTCGATGCATCGGAAATGCCGGTCCGGTCGGTCGCTTCCTGGTCCATATAGGCCAGCATGCCGAAGGACTGCTCGGCGACGAATGGTACGGTGTTGTAACCGACCGCGGCGCGCACGTCTGTACCCTGGCCCACCCGGATCGGCTGCCCGAACTTCGGGTTCAGCACGCTCTCGGGATTCTGAATGACGCCTTCCTGGACGATGGGCTGCTGGTTGTTCTGCCAATAAAGGTTATCCAGCGTCTGGCGCATCAGCACCGTCTTGACCCGCTGGATTTCGGCCATGTCGTCGGTGACCGAATTACCCTCCCGCTGATGCGGCCGACGTTCGGTGATCAGATCGGCGAACGGGACTTCATCCCACTCCTCGTCTTCGAGGAGGTTGGCCTCCGCCAGGCCGCCGGCAAAGACCATGCGGCGCAGTTCGGCAATGCCGTCGTCATCCGCATCGATCTTCACATAGAGCTCGTAATAGTCGACCTCCTGCAGGGCCTTCATGATGGAGTCGTTCTCGTCGAAGGCATCACGACGGCGGGTGAATTCCTCCTCTTCCTCGTCGATGTCAGAGCCGGAAGCGGCGAAGCTGTAGACCTTGTCCCGGTCATAGCCCATCGCGACCAGGTCGGAGCGCCGCAGCCGGGTCTTGAGGCCGGTGATCGGGCTGTCCTCGATCGAGATGGCATCGGGGTGGATCAGGAACTCTTCGAGCGGGACGGCGGCGAGCTTCGTGCAGCCATATTCCGTGGTGCGCCTGATCTTGACGTTGAAGAGCGCGACCGGCTGCTGCCCTTCCGGCGTGTCGATCTGCTCCTCGTACTGCTCCTGCTCCAGGACCTGCACGTCATCATCGGCGACGAGCTGGACAAGCGCCTGTTCGTCAAGGCCGGTATGCTTCGACACCTGGACCTTTCGCTTCTTGTCGTACCACCAGCGGATAACGCCATTGCGCAGCTTCAGAGCGTCGTGCGCCGCGTCCTGAACCGCGTCATATCCATCGCTCTCGGGGAACACGACGAAGTTGACGTAATCCGTTGCCTGCTCGGCCGCTGCCTCGTCGCCCTCGTTGACCGGCTGGTATTCCACCACCTTGTCATTGCCGAGGATCGTCCGGATCAGCGACGGCAGCACCTTTTTGATGGCGGAGCGGACATCGCGAGAGACCACCTTCGACCGGTTGGCATCGGCCGGCACGTCCTTCATGGTGCCGTCGTAATACTCCATCGCCTTGATGCGATCGACGGACAGCTCGTCGCGATAGTTATCGCAATCCTTCACGAGCTGCGAGACCTGGGCCGCAACCTGCTCTTTCGACATCGCAGCCATTAAACAACCTTCCGATCAGCAAATTTGTCCCAGCCCTTGGCTGAAGCCGGTTCTTTGTAGACGACACACATCAAGCCAAATGCGTCGGCGCCGTGCGATGCCCAATCGTGATTGGGGCCAAGCCCGATACCGCGCTCTGCGTCGCGCTTCTCGTGATACCAGCCGAGAGCATCCCTGCCCGGCTGCGTCGGCGCTTCACTGAACCACATGGACGGGAAGAGCCTGCGCCCAGCTTCGATGCGCTGCGAAGCTGCCCCCGCACCCTGGTTAGGAACGACCGTGACGGCATACCCAGCCTGTCTCAATGCAGTTTCCCATGATGCATCGCCGACCGGATGAATTGGCGCCCCATCGTGAGGAAGCCACATGCTCGCTTTGTCTGGCGTGTAGCCTTTCGACCTGCACCAGTTGAGATGCGCAGCCAGCGGCTGTCCTTGCGCCTCGTAATAATCAAGAACGCGTATCTCCTTGCCGATGAATTGAGCAACCCAGATTGCCGTTGCGTCCGACTTCGCGCCGCGCCCGCCCAAGTCCCAGAAGAGGCGCAGCGTCATGAGCGGGTCTGCAGCTACACGACCGATGCGGCCTTCAGCCTTCGCGGCGCTGAGGCACTTCGCATAATAGGCGCCTTCGACAACACTCACGTAGGAACCCTCCCAAACGTGCTCGTAGTCATCGGGCGTCATACGGAGGCAGTCGGCGCGCTCTTGCTCGAGCTCTGCCGTGAACCACGGATTGTCACGCCAATTGGCATTGACGACGATGGCCCCGGTTGGCTTTTCCGGGCCACGAAGCATGACGTCGACAGGGTCAGTCTTTCGGCGGGCATTCCAGCTCCACCACATCTGGGCCCCTGGCGCGCGCATCGTCGGCCGCAACAGCTTTATGGAGTTCGCCGTGGCCGTCTGTGCCTCTTCCCACCAAGCCCGCTTGAAGCCTTCCAGCGACTTGACCGACTCTGCCGTATAATCCTGCATGCCCTTGAAGAGAAGCAGCCCATCTCCCGGCGTCTCGATCACGTCCTTGAAGATACGGAAGCCGGCGGCCTCGCCCAACCGGAATTCGGCCAGCTTCTTTTCGATCAGCGCCTTAGATGACTGCTGCAGATCCTTCTGCACTTCACGAATGCAGATGCCGCGGAGCCCTTCGCCGCTTGTCCCCGGCTCTGCCAAGCAATCCTCAATCAGCAGCCCGGCGAAGAAATGCGACTTGCCAGAGCCTCGGCCGCCCCAAGCGCCTTTATCGCGTGCCGGCTCCAGCAGTGGGGCGAAGACCTCAGCTGTTGGTATCTGAAGGACGGACAATGCGGCGCTCGATCGTGTGGACGATTTCAATCGGGTTGTCGGTTATGCCGCCGATCTGATGGCGCACGACCGCATGCGAGCCTTGCATCTTGTTCGCCTCGGCAATGGCGGCGATGGCGGAGCGGGGGTCCTTACGGATGTTCCCTTTTGCTATGATGGCGAGCATTCGGAGACGATCAGCAGAGCGCCATTCGGCCTTTTCGGCAATGCGTGTCTTGATCTCATCCACTCGTGTTGAAATGTGTTGCTTTCTCGCAAGGGCGGCCGCGTTGTGCCGGTTTGGCTTGAACCCGGCATTCGCATACGCTTCGTCAGCCGTTTTGCCCGCGGCCAGCCCCTGCGCGAAGGTCTCGTGCTTGGCGTTTTTCAGGACTGGCATTTCGTCACCTTGGAATTATTTTTCATCTGACCGCTGAGGCCATCGCATTCCGCGATATGAATTTTCTACTTCTCCCGCACTTTCAGCCTGACGGTCTGGTCATACGTCCTGCCTCCGGCTGTCACCACGCGGTTGACCAGGGCGTAATTCGTCCCGTCTGTACCCGCGGAGAGCCATATCGTGGCTTCTGTGGTGCCGTGGCTGTCGCTATCGATCACCAGACCGGAGCCCTCGTCTACCGTCCATGTGGAGCTCGTGATCGTATCGGACGCGCCGAGGAGTGCGGACCAGTCCAGGCTGTAATCCTTGACCTCGTTGGGGTCTTTGATGGCAGGCCACGTCAGCGCCATGTCGAATCCTCTTTCATGCCGCCGCGCGCCGGGTTTCGGCTCTGGCTGATGCAGTCCTGACTTCTGCCTTCACGGAAGCCGTGCGCGTCTCTGCGACGACGGCCGCTGTTCTGTTCTCTGCCGGAACAGCGGCGCTTCTCTCATGCGGGCTCGATACCAGGATCGGGACGGCGCGAGCCGTGATGATGTCCCCAGCCTCTGCGATGGCGGCCACGCCCTTGACCAGCGGACCTGCAGCGGTCGCGAGGGTATCGCCTGCCTCCGCAATGCTGGCGCTTGCCTTGAGAGCGAGAGCGTTCGCGCTTGCGAGCGTGTCGCCCGCTTCGGTGATGTCGGCTGATCCGGCGCGCGAGGCCAAAACGATGGTCGCCGCCGCGGAAAGGCTATCGGCCTCCTCAGTTATTGAGGCGGCGCCCTGTGTCGCGACCTTGCCAGCGATCGAGAGCGTATCGCCGCTTTCGCTCAGGGAGGCCGCAGCAGCGAGGTTTACCCTTGACGAGGCCGAGACACTGTCCGACCCCTCAGCCGCAGCCAGCGAGGCGCGTAGGGCAATTGCCGCTGTAGCGGCGGCGGTGTCTGCCTCTTCCGTTACCGAGAGCGCTCCGGCTATGCCAGGGACGACGGCCCCGGTAGCCGTCAGCGCGTCGTTTTCCTCAGAGAGAGTCGCAGCGCCAGCGATGCGGAGCGCCGCAGACCCGGCGACGGTGTCACCCGCTTCCGTGATCGAGGCAGATCCGGATATCGCGCCGGCGGCAGTTGGCTCCTTGATCTCCAAACCGTAGGCAATCGTGTCGACAACGTTGGAGTCCCACGTCAGCGCATTGCCGGGGCTGGTCAGATCGTAGCAAGCCGACTGCCGCAGGTTGGTCGCTAGGTCGCTATCGAAGATTTCCGTATAGCCCGAGGGCGAAGCGTAGTTCGCCCCGGCGTTCGTCGTGATGAAGCCCATGCACGCGGAATTGGCCGCGAAGGCGTCCATATTGACCGTCACATCTGAAGTGGCCGCTTGGGTGAAGTGGAAGTTGCTCCAGTCGGTGTCGGCTCCACTGATATTGAAGATCGACATACCAACTTGGTTCGCACCCACGCAGCTAACCGTGACGGTCCGAGCGGCCGGCGAGGCCGGGACGACCTGATAGTAGAGGTTCGCCTGAATATGGCCTTGCTCCAGCCCGGCTTCAGGGAACTGGATCCACGTGCTGCCGATGCTGTCGGAGATGGTCGGAACCGAAGCCCCAGAGGTGCGAGCCGAAAGGAAGGCGATCAGGACGTCGCCTTCGGTCGGGGTGAAGCTCGCGCTGGCTGCTGATGTGCCAGTGGCGCCGACGTTAGCGGTAGCAAGGGCGGGCGTGCCGATCGCCATGACCTACCCCTCGCGGTCCGACTATGCGTTGCCGGCCGTGAGCGTGAACCCGGTGACCGTGAAGGCCTGCCCGCTGGCAAAGCTGGTGTTGTCTACGGTCATGTCGCCGCCGCCGCCGGTCGCCGTCACCGTGCCCTGAGCATGGCAAGTGGTGCCGTCCGAGGCATAGAGGCGGAAATGGGCAGCCGTGCCGGCGGCGTCGGCGCTGGTGTCTTCCCAGGTGCCGGACTTGGCCTTGGTGCCGCCCGATGCAGCCGCCATCCAGTCGGCGGGAAGGTTGCAGGTCGCGAGCACCGTGCCGCTGTCCGCGGTTGCGCAGTTGGCCGGCGCCGCACCCGTCCGGATCTTCAGAACGGCAGACGCGCCGATCGTCGTTTCTACCGCGTCAAGCTTGGCATTCCTGACTGCTGTCGAATACTGCAGAGCCACGTTGGCCTCCTGTGTTGAGTGATCCCGACTTGCCCACTTGACGCCGTATGATGAGGGTGTGACGTCCCCGGAGCGGCGGCGTTGGCTTCTACAGCCACGAGTGCAGGCCTTGTTCCTCGCGTCGGTTGTCGAGGTGAGGAGTACCCCGCTCCTGCATGAAACTTTTCACTTGCCGGGCTTCGGCTTTGGGCATCCCCAAAAGGGTCCGATCCAGCCCGGCCTATGCTGCGGCTTCGACATCGGCGCGTCTGAAGATCAGCACCCACTCATACGTCGAGCAGCGGACGGCCTGGTGGAGATCGTAGCCCTCCGCTGCCTTCTCGTTGATGAGGTCTTGCATGCCCTTGAGGCCGGTTGGGCCTTTGTCGAAGGAGAGGACGAGGTATTCGGGCATCTCATCTCCTGAAATGATGAAGCCCCGCACACCAGTCACGGTGGCGGGGCTAGTAGGTGCTCCTGTCCGGACAGAAGACTTCGCGGAGACGATCCTCGCTGGATCTCAGTGGATCGCTAGGGCCGCGCGCCCCGCCACCATTTCAGGTGGCAACCTGTTACGCCGCCTTTTTGCTCTCGCGTTGGCGGCGCCGTTCGTTTCGCTTGTCTGCCCAGTCGAACCCGCCGAGGTCGGTATCGAAATCGCAGGCCATCGGCCTAGCGCCTTCGGCCATCCAGTTCTTCGGCGCGTCGTCGTCCAGGATGACGCTTTTATCGCCGATTTCCGGGGTGTCTGGCAACAGGGTGGAAACGTTAATTTCGTTATGCTGCAATGGCTTGCGGTCAAGAGCTAACAAAATACGCAAGATTGCCCGCTCTTTTCGCCGCCGGCCGGTCTCCGGATGGACGCGCTCTCGCTTGCACCAATCCTTGAATGTCCCCTCCAGCGCCATGCACCTTGCCCACGAGGTGAGGCATTTCCGCTCGCTCTCATCGGGGACGTGAGAGAGCCACCCCATGGTCTCCTCTGCCTGGCTGATCTCCCATGGCTTCGGAGCGTTGTTGATCGAGTTCCAGAAGGCTTGACGCTCGGCGGCGAGGCGTTCCGATCCCCAGCCGTTCTTGTCGGCTTGAGTGTAGGGGATGTTGAACCATGCGGAACCGCCTCCACCGGGGCCGACGCGATAGAGCCCTTCCATGATCTGCACGGCACGAATGAAACGCTCTCCGATTTCTCGACCTGTGATCATGCTCGCCTCCTGTCGTCCAGCAAATCGGGTTGAGCGGCCATGGCGCCGAACCGGCGTCTCATCCTCTCGTATACCATGCCGCCTAGCGCGTGTCGTTTCGAGATGACGCCGTCTAGGTCTAGGGCCCAGAATTGTAGCCATCCCAGCGGGAGACCATCCCAGAAGGCGAACCAGGCGGAGACGTTGTTGTCGACGAGCTCGGGATAGTTCTTCTCGGCCGCGCGGACCATATCGCTAACAAGCCACAGGGAGGTCTCGTCGATGAATGCGCGGTTGTTGGCGGTCTCTGCAAGCGTCATGACCACGAAACGCGCGTGCGCCTCTCCATGGCGGTTTCTGATGCGGTCCAGCGTGGCGATCGCCCTCGTCTGCCCGATGGCCGGCATGACGTTGGCCGGCACCACCTCTATTCCGTATTCGGCGAAGATCGCTTCGGCTTGCGGGTGCTGGATCATGCGGCCGCCTTCCAATTCGGGTTGCCGCGGGGCTTCTTCGTCCCGCCTACCTTGCGGATGGCGTGCAAGACCGTCGTGTGATCACGTCCGCCGAACATCCGGCCGATCTCCAGCAGCGACTTGTTGAAGTAGGTGTAAACCTCGAACATGATCTTCTGCCTGGCAGCGACGATATCCCGCCGGCGAGAGGGTCCGGTGATCTCTTCCACGGTGAACCCGAGACTGACCGAACGCCGCTTGACGTGGAGCTTTGCCTTATCGGCGTTCTTGACGAAGAGATATTCCCGATAGGTCGCCACATGCTGGTCGAAGCGGACATCGCTTGTTTGCCACGCTGGAGCCCGCCGGCTGCGTTCTTGCTCGTATGGGTCCGCTGGCTGCTGCACCACGACTTCGCGCTTCGGCAGGCCCATCAGACGGCGGCGCGTGGCGGCGGCGTTGGCTATCATCTCTGCGGCGGTCGTAAACGTCTCGGCTTTGAGGGGCTGGTAGTTCATGCCAAACTATCCCCCATCCTGGATATCCACTCTCCGACCTCTTGATCGCACTTTTCCAGATGGGCTTGTTCCTCGTCCGTCAATTTATCGGTTGGCTTGAAGAACATGCTGCGGCTCGGGCTTTCGACGCAGTCGCCATAGGAGATGTACGGATCAGAGAAGAAGGCCGACCATATTCCCGTCGAACCAATCTGGCAGACCGCGAAGGTGCTTCCATCACGAGGGCAATAGACGGACTCGCGCCAGCCGAGTTCCCTCATACGGTCCTTGGCGCTTAAAAACGACGACAGGCACGACTGGACGTCTGGCAGTCGTTCAGCGCGTTCTTTCTGGGCCCGCTCCGCTGCATCCCAAAGGGCTTTTGCTTCATCCGCCGACAATGCCACGCGGCTGCCATCGGCCATCCTCATGCTTCCGTGATACTCGCTCATGCGCCAACCCTCCGTTTCTCAACCTGGATAACTTTTCCGCCCTTGCGGATCGGCCGGAGCTTGAACAGAGCATCCGCCGCGGCGAACCGCTCGGCCTTGGCGCCGTCGCGCAGGTATTCGCCGTTGAAATATTGGAATGCGTGCTTGAGCACGGCTTTGGTCGCCGACAGTTCATCCGGGAAGACGAGCGGCTTGTCCTCGGGGCCCATAAGCGGTTTTGGCCGGCCATCCTTGGCAAAGCGCAGCATTGCCCACCAGCCGCCGCGGATCGGATGTGCGTATCCGGAATAGTGGTTCATCAAATGTCCATCCTTGGCTGCGGATCGTTCTTTTGCTCCGACACGTAGCGCGTCAGTCGCTCGTCGAAGAGGACGTGTTTCTTTTGCCGGGGGTCCCCGAAGCGAAGCTTCAGACAGCCTAGTTCCGCCCTGCCCTCGACCTTTCCTCCGAAGGTCTGGTAAAAGCGGGCCCGGATGGAGTCGGCGTCGTTGGCGTCCTTCGCCGTGTCAATCTGCCGGTTCATGTGCATCTCGGCGCGGTACAGATAGAAAATCGTGTCGAAGGGCTGGCGGGCGGCTTCCCCTCCGTAGAGGTCGGCGGCGATAGGCCGGGGATTGGCGCGGAGCATGCCGGAGCCGGAGCGCTGCTGCAGGACGAGGACGGCGGCGCCGGTGTCCTTCGCCAGGGATTTAAGCCGCTGGGCAATGGTGAGGGCCTTGGTTCCCTCGTCGGCCGGGCCGCCGTCCCATTTGATCGCCCGGATATGATCAATGACGATCAGGGGCGTCTTGCCGTTGGCGTTCTTCTTGATGAAGCGCTTGGCCTTGACGCAAAGCTTCTCGACGGTGTCCTTCTCGCCGCAGTCGATGACCTCGAAAGGCTTCTCAAAAACCTTCCGGGCGAAGGCGTAGCACTGCTCCACCTCGTTCGGGTTCAGCAGGTTTTCGAGCTGGCGCCGGAGTTCGGTTCCGAGGTTCTGCGCCGCCATCTGGGCAACACACTCCTCGCGCGTCTGGTCGTAGCTGAGGATGAGGACTGGGTGACCTTCCTCGATCGCCTTGTAAACGATCTGCATGGTGAGGCTGGTCTTGCCCTCTCCCGAACTGGACAGCAGCCCTATCAGGCGCTTCTCGCGGAAGAGGTGGTCGCTCAGAACGACTTGCAGTTCCTTGAGGGGTATCGGGACGCCGACGCTTGAATCGCCTGTGCGACCGCTGGTGATCGCCTTGAGGTAGGCTTCCGCCGCATCCGCCCCGCGCTGCTCGTCGCCCTCCAGGGCCTTCACGACATCTTCGAACTTACCCCTGAGAGTGTCGACCTGATCCATGAAGTCGATATCGGGGGAATAGGCAACCTCGCCGATCTTCTCGCCAAGAGACACGCATGCCCGGCGGGCGGCCGCATCGATCACGGCTGTCGCGAAATGAGGAGCATTGACGACGGATACCGCATTCGCCGCCAGATAGGCGAGGTATTGCGCCGTGCTCATGTCTCCGACCACGCCCGCAGTGATCAGGTTCTTCATGGTGACAGAGTCGATAAGGCGGCCGGCGCGGCGCTGGTCTAGCATGGCCTCGAAGATTTCGCGGTGCAACTGTTCGAAAAAGTGCCGGGGCTCGAGCGATGACGGAATGGCGTCGAGGGCGTCGTTATTGACGAGGACCGCCCCTAGCAATTGCTGTTCCGCCTCGATGTTGTTCGGCAGTTCCCTTGCCGGCTGGCCGAATGAGATGGGTTCGGATTCGGAGAGGTCGCGCGGGTGGGCGTTCATGCTGCCGCCTCTTTGTCTTGCGTTGCCTCGATGCGCCGTATCGCGATGTCGGCATATTCCGGATTGAGCTCGACGAGGATGCTGCGAAGCCCGAGCTGCTCGGCCACCAGGCCGACTGTGCCGGCGCCGCCGAAGGGGTCGAAGACCGTCCCCGGTTCACGTCCGAAAACTTCGCAGATCGGTCCGCACCCGCTCGGGGCGCCGCAGCAGCCGCACACGGTCTTTGGTGTACCTGCTTTGATGCATCGCTCGGCCAACGCCGGCGGGAATGTCGCGAAATGGGCATCGCGGAAGGCCTTTGGAGCGATAGTCCAGACATTCCTGGAATTACGGGTGTCGACCAGAGCGGCGGTGCCTTCGGCGAACGAGCGCTTGGATTTGACCATCGCATCGCCTTCAGCGGCGAACTTCCTCGATCGAGGAACCCGGTCGACGTTCTGGCGCGAGTTCGGCCCTACCTTACGAACAACCGCTTTCATCGGACGGTCGGCGCGGGTTCCCCCATTGGCCCTAGCGGATCCCGCCTGATCGTCGATGTTCTGCGCCATCCGAGCGTGGGTGTTTGGGCTGCAAGGCTCTCTTATGGCCTCGTGGTCGTAGAAGTAATCCACCCCCTTGGTGAGCAGGAAAACCTTCTCGTGGGATGACGTGGGCCGGTCATAAACGCTCTCCGGCATGGGGTTCGGCTTGTGCCAGATGATTTCGGAGCGAACCCACCAGCCTACCTCTTGCAGCGCGATAGCCAGGCGGTTCGGGATCATGCACAAATCCTTAGGCTTCAACACGCCGCCAACCGTCGAGAACGGCTTGTCTCTGAACGTTCGGTCGTCGTCGCCTTCGGCCTTGTAGGCTGCCGCGGACTTGCCGTTCGGTGTCGTGGCGTAGCAGTCGCCGTAATTCAGCCAGAGCGTCCCTTGAGGCTTGAGAATGCGCCACACCTCATGGAATACCTTGACCATCACGTCGAGGTGTTGCCCAAGCGTCGGCTCGAGCCCGATCTGCCCTTCGACGCCGTAGTCGCGCAGTCCCCAATAGGGCGGGCTCGTGACAACGCAGTCGACCGATCCGGAAGGCATTCGGTGCATGGCCTCCATGCAGTCGCCGACATGAATGGTGCAACGGCCGTCAAGTATGGAGCGGGTTTCGACCGTCATGCCGCAGCCCCTCCGAACAGATCTCCGCCGACATGCGAATTGCGCTCAGACCTGTTGTTGCGGGTTTGAAGGAAGGCCTGGAACCGGTCATGGTATCGACCGGCAAGTATTTTCGCGCCGCGCCAGCATATGGCTACAAGGGCTGCCTCTGCCGCATTGTCGCGTGTCGCCTTGAGAGACGGGAGCTGTATGCCCTCATCCTCGCATTTGCGGATGGCGGCGCCCTTCCAGTCGGGATCTCCGTACTTCTTCTGTCCGGTCTTGCGATCAACCGTAACCTTCGGCTCGGGCTTCCAACCTTCCCCAAAGTGCATCTTGCGCCACGTGCTGTCAGCGATCACACCCCACGCGATACCGAAGTTGCTGAGGGTGGCTAAAACCGCGCCGTGCAAAAAGCATGACGATATGGTCGATCCGCTGCCTTTGAGTTGGGCCTTCTTCGCCATTTCAATGACAGCGAAGTTGATCTCGCGAGCGTATTTTTTGCGCTTACGCTCATTACCTTGATCGTCAACATAGGATTCGAAGTAGGCATGTCGTTCCCGATATTTCCTGATCAGGTCGGTGACCTTCAGGCCCATTTGGTCGGCACAATATTCGATTGTGGCCTTCTCTGGAAATTCGAACACTCCGCATTCGATCGATGAGAAGTCTCTATCAGTTTCCCAGATAGCCCAACCGCAATGCTTCGAAATATCCAAGGCGAGGATGACAGGTCTCATGCCCGCGCCCTCTTCGTTGCCGGCCGCCCGCGGCGCCTGATCTGGAAGCTTTCGACATCGACCCCGACCAGCATCGTGTGCACGAGACCTTCGCGGCAGACGGTGTCGAGGATTGCCTTTGCCATTGCCGTGGCGGTCACACCGTAGTGCTCTGCCTCTTTTTCGAGGATCGCCGCCGTCTTGGCCTGAATGACTGGTTTGATGCTCACGGAAACCTCTTGGAAGAAGAGGCCGCATTCGCGCGGCTTAGGTGGCCTGCCGCCTTGGGAGGACGCGGCAGGCTGGGAGGGAACTCAGTGCATGGTGTCCGCGTCGGGGAACGGGTCTTCGCCAGCTTCGGCCGGCGGCTCCTCGTTGGAGCGCTCGCGGAGCTTCTTCTCCATGGCCGACTGCAGGTTGTCTCGGGCAATGCGCTGGCCGTCGTCGTACCCTGAGAGCCATGCCTGATCCTCGGGACTGGCGGCGCCGTATTTCGAAACTCGATCGAGGGCGGCAAGACCGGCTTCAACGCCGGCCGCAAAAATCATCTGTTCGTTGGTGACGCGATCGGCCAGAAGATCGGCCTTGCGATCATCGGCGATCAGCCCGAGCCGGATCCGGTTCCGCTTCAGCATATTGAACTGATCGACCTTCTTCTGGGGGTCGTCGGTCAACATGCAGTCGAGGAAGTCTTTCAGCTCCTTCTCGGAGATGCCGTCATTCTTGGCGTCGGCCTTGAGGGCCTTCTCCTTCGCCTTCAGAGCCTCGTTTTCTCGATGGACCCCGATGCGGTTCCTGATGTGGTGAGCCCATAGAGCCTGGCGCTCTTCCTCGGTGAGTTGCGAATTGTGGCCGGCGGTTGCCGTCATCCCGTTATCCTTTCCTTTGCCAGCCGAACCTTTTCAGCCAGCGCTTGAGCTTCAGCTTCCAGATCGTGAAGATCGCCATTGTCCTCGTACCGGTCCCGGTCGCGTTGGATTTCATGCTGCAGGGCCCGGACCTCGGCCTCGCAGTACTCTAGGTACGCCCGCCGAATAGACGTGAACGCGTCTACGGTGATTGATTTCGCCCTGCCCGCTCGCAGGTGCGTGATTTGCCAGAAAGAGAGACCGTGCTTGCGAGCCAGACGACGGATGGCGTTCTCGACGTCCCCGTTACCCGCTGTCTCGCGGGCTACCATCTTCCTCACATACTCTGCCGCTACTGCCGTACTCATGGCTTTGTTGCCCCGTTCGTGAATGTGATGCTCTGACATCGTGAATGCCGTCCTTGCTGGTTTTGATAGGTTGAACCCATCGAACCGGCGGGCATTCACGAAGAGAGGAGTTACACCCGCCCCGCATAGGCAACCCGGCGGATTTGCCGAGGTGCACTACCCGCAACCGCGGGACGAGAATTGATTGAATAAGGATCAGGAAGACCGAGATGGGCGCTGCGCTCGCTGGACACTTGCTTAAGCGCCTCTTCCTCGGAAATTCTGAGAATGCATGCGATGTCCGAGGTATCCCGGCCAGCGCGAAAGAGTTGAAGGGCCGAAAGAGGCCTCGTCATTGGAAGCGAGCCGCCATTTCCAGGCGGCGCTGATTAGCAAGCCGATACTCAAGGACAGACGCCTCCATCTGCATTTCTGCTTCGAAGAGGTCCATGTCGATTTCCGGCTCGGGCTCAACGTAGCCGTTGCGATTGAACTCGCCGTTCAGATAGCGCCGGCCGAGGATGAAGATCATCCAACCGATACCGATATTGAACGCGACAAGCGCGCTGAGGGTATCGAATGAAGTGCCGAGGATTGTCATTGCCCACTCCCTGCGTCTTCGAGAATTGGAAGGTGAACGTCATGCTGTTCGACAGGACGAACTCCAGGGTGCGCAGGCCAAGGCGTCCAAGCGATGGGTTCTTCGCCCTTCTTGAACATGCACCAGCGCTCTTGATCCGGAATCCAGTAGGACAGCGTTACCTTGCCGCACTTGCTGGCGAGGATGACTTCCTGGCGCTCGAAAACCTCGAAGGTCTTGACGCCATCGTTCGTGTTCACGGTCTTAGAGACCGTCTTGCCGCGCGGTGCGCTGGCGATGTCGAAATTCCATCCCATGACGTTTTGGTCCTTCGAGAAATTGAGCGAGTTCACTGCATCGACCTGCGCGAGGTGCTGTGATGCCGAAGAGCACCACCGGCACCGTGGGAAAGATCGAGCACGAGGGCGAATGGCTGGTCGTCTTCGACCGAGGCGCCCCGAGCTACTTCGCCGACCTGATTTCCGAACTCAGCGAGAGCAAGGGCATCGTGCGCATGTCCTTCGCCGCGATCTCCACCAACGGAGACGGAATCCCGAAAGCGACGGTTGTCGCGCGCCTCCGGATGCCCGCCGACGCGGCTCGGGAGTTCTGCCGGGCCCTGACGAAGCTGCAGGAATGAAATCATTCTGCTGCCTCCCTGGCCTCAAAGAACGACTTCGGCTCGACCGCCCCGCCAGTAGCGCGGCAAATCTCTTCAATGACGCTCTTGCTCAGATTCTCACCGCGCATATACCGGTGCACTTGTGCCCGGCTTTTGCCCAGCAATGCCGCAAAAGCTGTTACAGTCGTGTGCTCGTGGATGTAATCTTCAAGGGTCATGTAGCAATTACTGCTACACTTTTGCGCCACTGTCAACAGCAGTGTAACATTTTATGGCATAGAAGATGCCGCGAATCTGGCGGATAAGATGCCAATGACAAAGAATTGGCTCGATCCTTTCCTCAAAGCCTCAAAATTCGCCTCTCAAGAGGAACTCGCCGAAGCCCTCGGCGTCTCGCGCGCGACCATCAACCGCCTGGCTAACGATCACACGCAGCTAAAGCGTGATCGGGCCAAGGTGCTGGCGGAACTGCTGGGGACATCTGTTGAAGCGCTATTGCTGAACCGGCCGCCCCGAAGTTCTTTGGTCTCGAGTTTTGACCCGGACACGGAAGAGGGGTCTCACGAGGAAGGCGACCGAGGCGGCTACACGCGTGAGCACTGGCGAGCGCACATCGATGGGGCGGTTCCAGAGCTCGATGTGAAGCTAGGGGCTGGTGAGGGGGTCGTAGGAGACGTCATCAACATCCCCGTAGGCCACGAGAGCACATCGGGCCATCGCGTTGTCGCGGAATGGCTTATACCCTCAGACTACTTGCGCAGCGAAGCGAAGGTTTCGGTTAATCACACGGTCGTCATGGAGATTGTTGGCGAATCAATGCAGCCAGACTTCCTCCCCGGTGACCGTGTGATTGTCGACTTGTCGCAGACACAATGCCTGCACGATGGGATCTACGCCTTCAGCGACGGCATATCGCCCCCTCAGGTGAAGCGGTTTCAGAGAATCCCCTTCACCAATCCGCCAGAAGTTAGAATAATGTCCATAAATCCTGGCTACCCGTCGTTCCAAGTTGAGCTTCATCGCGTCAACATTATCGGTCGGGTCTGCGGCCACGTTACCCGCAAGTAGCGTCTAGGCCGCTCCTCGCAAAAACCGTTCGTCACGCGTCCGGATATCGGCCACAACAATCGCCGTCACCAGCTCTTCAAACTTGTCGAGGGGGAGGTGGTACTTCTCGTCTCGCCTGTTTTCTTGGAACAGCACGAGGCCGCCCTTTCCGTCCATGTTGTTCATCACACGGAATAAATCGAGCCCGGCACCCGCGTGCACTAAATAGATGCCCTCCCCTGTGTACTGGCTCACCGGCGCCAACAGAGCGTAATCTCTGCCACCGCGAAGTGTCGGCTCCATGGCGTCTCCTTTAACCGCGTGCACGCGGAAACGGCCAGAAAGTACATTCTCAGGCGGAATATCCGGAATAAGATCATGCATCATGCCCTCGTTGATCGTTATCAACACCCCCAGCATCAGAGTGCGCGGGCACGTTAGCGCGCGATTTATGGTCGGCGATACTCCGTTTTAGCTATGGCTGAATATTGTGGATTGTCACAATTCCGCGTTTTCTTGTCATCAACCGCACCTCGGCAAATGCCGGACGCCTCGACTCATGACAGTTTTGCGACAGTCCACAGAAAAGAACCCCTGCCAATCTAGGGAGGCCGATCGGTTTTCGTGGTGATGTTGCTGATTTCGCACGGTGAGAAAAGCCGGAAGCGGGGCGGTCACATTTTACGACGGCGTGTCAAGTTCCGTGACGTTGGGCATAACCTAGGCATTAGGATGGTCTCTAACACAGAGACATCCAACCCTGCGCCGGTCTCGCCGACACCTAGCATCCGTGGAACCAACCTCTCCTGAAGCTCGGTTTGATATCCCAGCCGCTCACTGGGTCTAACACCGGGGGAAGTCTTTTTCTCGAGCTGGTCAGGCTCATTTATCCCCGATACGTGCATCGCCCCTTTTCTTCGGGGAGACGGTATAAGCTGCTTCAGTTTTCCCGGAGCGTTGCAAACGCTTTTCCCCGGCAGGCCATCAACCCTGTGGTTCCGTTCGGTGAGCCTGGCACCGACACCGCGAGGGATTTGATTTGCCGGATCGATCGGCGGCGCGGGAACAACCCCGGAAAAGACCGCTGCCATTGCGCCTCCGAACACATCATCTTGGCGGGAACCTCCGAGCAGACCCAAGATTTTGTGCTTTTCAGCACCTGACAGCGACCAAACCGATTGCGTTTATAGAGCAGTTCTGCTAAACAATCGGCAGCACTTGGAAGCCATCAGCCCCGGTCGGATCGTCCCGCCGGGGCTTTTCTTTTGCTACATCCCAGCCCCCATGTCAAATCTTTGCATCATTTTTTGCTACACACTGGTTGACAGTGTCGCATAAACTGTTACATTCGTTCTCATCAACACCGGCAAGCGGGCCGGGCAGATGGGGATGACGAAGATGGCACGGATCAAATATTTCAACGGCGAAAACGAGCTTCAGGGTGTTCACGAACGCAACGGCAAGCTTGTTGGCTACGTGTCCAAGGACGAGCTTTTCTTCGTCCCCGGTCAGGGCTGGCAGGGTTACACCGCCGTAGAGCGCACCGTCGAATACAAGACCAATCCTTCCCGTCATGAGTGCGACGCTCGGTGCGTGAACGCCACCGGCCGCATCATGAAGTGCGAATGCTCCTGCGGCGGCAAGAACCACGGCAAGGGCTCTTTCATGGCGGTGGCAGCATGAGCACCGCCGTTATGACTAAGGCCGATCAAGCCGTTGCTCACGCTCTGCGCGCGATCCGGGACGACGGCCGCAAGGCCTACCTGATTGGCTACGGCTCCCGCACCTTCGATCTTCTGACTGAGGCCTACGCTGAAGCCAATGGCCTCGATGTCGAGAAATTCCGAAATGATTTCTGGTCTGAGTGCCGGCCAGAGCGCGTCGTCGTCAAAGACAAAGACTGATCCCCTTCGGCGTCGGCCTTCGGGCCGAGTTCGAAAGCGATCCTCCCATCAGGAGATACGAAATGCCAATGGTTACAAGATTTCGCGTCGAAGACTCCCGCGGCCGCGTCCTGACCGGCGAAGGCTGGTTCTCGACCGAGACCGACGACGCGCTCCGTTTCTGGGACGAGGATGCAGCCCACGAGGCGGCAAGCGAACATCCTGGAGCGACGGTTGAAAGCTTTCAGTGCCTGTCCGAGTTCGGCGGCTTCTCCGCGCACCGCGAGGCTGTTGGAGAGTTTCTCCGGAGGGCTGGATGATGCACAACATGCACACCTTCCGCCTGTTCCTGGCCGCCCGATCGCTCTCCGAATACCTGTTGATCAAGTACGGCGAGGAAGTCTCCCAGCCCAAGCGGCTCGTCCACACCGAAATCGGTATCCACGAAGAGTTCAAGAAGCTCGCCGACGCCCTCGGTTACGAGATCGTCGAGAAGCATAGGGAGGCCGCGGAATAATGGCCGACGTGAAAATCACCCCGAAAATCCAGTGCGACAACTGCGGCGCCGTCGAGGAGAAAGCCTCCGATACGATGATGGGCCGGTCATCGCCCACCTATAGCAGGCCGCGCACGTGGGGCTCATGCAAGATCGAGGGCGGCCGGTCCACCGACAGCTATGGTGGCAAAGGGCGCCTCGACTTCACCGACCTGTGCCCGTCGTGCGCGAATGCGGTGATCGATGCTGCAGCAGCCGCTTTGAAGTCGGCGAGACGGGAGGATGAGCAATGACCCTCCCTCCCTCTCGCGTGATCCAGCTTCTCCCAGCCAACGAGCCCGACCCGCCGAACTTCTATTGGCTCGATCCCGCAGCCCTCGCGCTGCTGTTCCTGCAAATCCTGTTTTTCTGAGGTCATCATGTCAAACGTAATAGACAAGCAGCAGGCATCGATCCTCGGCTCGCTGGTAGAAGGCATCGTTGAAGGTTTCCGCCAGGAGCGCCAATACACCGGCGAGCAGATCAAGCTGCGCGGAATCTATGCCGGCGTGCCGATCGAGACCTATCACGGCGACACGAACCTGTTTCCCGAGTTCTCGATTTCGAGCTCCGGACTTCGCGCCGTCCTGCGCCGGCCGTCCGAGTACTGGGCGTTCTCGCCTTACAATCCGAAGGCATTCGAAAAGCCGAGCAGCGACAATCTCGAGTTCGGTAAAGCAGCCCACATGCTCTTGCTCGGGGAAGACGGGTTCAAGGAACGCTATTCGCTCCGCCCGGCCACGTATCCCGACGACAAGGGCGGCGAGAAGCCTTGGAACGGCAATTCGAACTGGTGCAAGCAGTGGCTGGAGAAGCAGCGCGGCGCCGGCAAATCGGTCATCACCGAAACCGAGATCGACCATATTCGGAACATCGCCGACGCGCTGAAACGGAAGGAGCCGATCCGGCTTGGCATCCTGAACGGACGCATAGAGCGATCGATCTTCGCCAAGCACGGCAATATCTGGCTGAAGGCACGGCCCGACGTCGTGCCGAACGATAGCGGCGACTTCGTCGACTTGAAGACTGCGGCGTCGGTCGATGACGAAAGCCTGTCCAAGGCGATCTACAGCCACGGTTACCACGTTCAGGCCGGGCTTCTCCGGATGATCGTCCGCGACGTTCTCGGGCCGGAGGCATTCACTTCGTTCACCTTCGTGTTCGTTGAGAAGGCACCGCCCTACGACGTGCGCGTGCTGCAGCTCAAGGACGAGGACATCGACCTCGGCGAGCGTCAGGCACGCAAGGCAATCGCAACCGTCGAGGAATGCCTGAAGCGCAAGCGTTGGCCCGGCTTCGACGGCTTCGACAAGGAATTCGGATGGGTCGAAATGCCCGGCTGGGCCAAGACCCGGATCAACATCGATTTGGAGGCCGCGTGATGGAACTGACCAGAAATCTCCGGGCGGCTTGCCGAATCAATGTTGCGTCGTTTGCATTCCCGACTCATCGAGAATTTCGCGATCTGACGTTCGAGCGCTTCGGCAGGCTGCTCGTCCAGCGCTACGCCTGCTCGTCCCCGAAGAAGAAGGGGCGCCGGCACTATTGGGTATGCACATGCGATTGCGGCGGCTGGGCTGTCGTAGAGTCGACCACGCTTCTTGCTAACCGGACAACGTCGTGCGGCTGCAGGCAATCTGAGGTCACGGTCGAGCGCAATCTCGACATGGCAACCCACGGCGACAGCGGCTCCATCGAGTACCAGACATGGGCCCGCATGAAGGCCCGCTGCGATAACCCGAATTACCCAAAATATCATCTGTATGGCGGCCGCGGCATCAAGGTCTGCGCTCGTTGGGCGGACAGCTTCGAGGCATTTCTCGAAGACATGGGACGCCGACCTCCAGACAAGACGTCCATAGACCGGATGGACGGCGACAAAGGTTATGAGCCTGGGAATTGCCGCTGGGCCGACGATTTCGAGCAGAACCGCAATAGGAGATTTGACCGATGAATCAAGTAGCTACGCTTCCCAAGCGGTCTCTCGTAGACTCCATGGCCGCTAAATATGACATGGAGCCGGCCGCCTTCGTCAACGCGATCAAGGCCACGGTGATCAAAGGTGATTGCTCGAACGAACAGTTCGCCGCCTTTCTGATGGTCGCCAAGGAATACGACCTGAACCCGCTGACGAAGGAAATCTATGCCTTCCCGGATCGTGGAGGCATCACGCCGATCGTGTCGATCGATGGCTGGATGAACCTGATCAACTCGCATCCGCAGTTCGACGGGATGGAATTTACCGACACGCACGGCGACGACGGCAAACTGGCGTCGGTCGAATGCCGGATGTACCGTAAGGACCGTGCTCGTCCAGTCTCGGTCATCGAATACATGTCCGAGTGCTTCCGGCAGACCGACCCCTGGAAGAAATGGCCGAACCGAATGCTGCGCCACAAGGCCGCTATCCAGTGCGCGCGTTATGCCTTCGGATTCTCCGGCATCATGGAGCCTGACGAATACGAGCGGATGAAGGATATCACGCCGGCCGCATCGCAGCCGACCGTCCTTGACCGCCTCAAGTCTGCTCAGAGCGCCACGACGTTGCCGCAGGACGAGCGCGAAGGCTTCGACCCGGATCATGTGACCCGAGAGACATCAGACGCTCTCACAGGCGAAATTCTAGACACCCCAGATACCGGCGCGGAAACGTCCCCTTCCTCCGTCCCGCCGGTAGATGATGCAGGCTCCGCCCCTGCATCCGAGGACGACGGCCAGACCGCCTCCGAGCCGTCGTCCTCTCCTATTCCCGAAGCCGATCTCCAGAAGCTTCGCACCTATGCCAAGGACCTGTTTGTCCGGGCTGCCAAGCCTGAGACCGATGCGGCTCTGATGAAGGCGATTGAAAACCGATGGGCCGGCGACATCGAGAAGCTTTCCGAGGAAGGCAAAGCCGCCGCCCGGTCGATCAGCCTCTCCATGAGGGCAATCCTCAAGGGCGAGGCGTCCTTCGAGGCGGCCGTGGCGTTCCATGCTGAAGGGCTGGGTTGCGAGCCGGAAGAGATCGGGGGCGTCAATGGCTGACGAAACCCTTATCTCCTGGGCGGACATGACTTTCAATCCGTGGGTAGGTTGCACGCGCGTCAGCCCCGCCTGCGACGGCTGCTATGCAGCACATCTGATGGAAACACGCATGGGGCGCGTGAAGTGGGGCGGCCCAGGCGTTGGCGCCGGCACGCGCGATCGGACGAGCGCTTCCAACTGGCGGAAGCCTCTCGCGTGGGACAAGAAGGCGGCGAAGGAGGGAAAGCGGCCGTTCGTGTTCTGCTCCTCCCTTGCCGACGTGTTCGACAATGAAGTGCCGACGCATTGGCGCCGAGACCTGTTCGAGCTCATCATCAAGACGCCAAACCTTGTCTGGCTTCTTCTGACGAAGCGGCCGGGAAACATCGTGAGGTTCTTTGACGAGATCAGCCACACGCGCCTTGAGTGGCCCAGAAACGCGGCGATAGGCACGACCGTGGAGGATCAGAAGCGAGCGGACATGAACGTTCCCGCGCTCCTGGTAGCCAAGACAGAATTGCAGCCGGCTTTCGCCTTCCTGTCGTGCGAGCCGCTTCTCGGGCCGATCACCGTCCCCATGATCAAGCACGTCGATTGGGTGATCACCGGAGGCGAGACCGATCAGGGCGGACACAAGGCGCGTCCGACGCATCCCGACTGGTTCAGGAGCCTACGCGACCAATGCGCCGCGGCAGGAGTAGCTTTCCATCACAAGCAGAATGGCGAGTGGCGTCATGCGCCGGACCGGGCTCATTTCAAGGAACTGATTTCCGAGCCTTGGTCTCGAGTAGACTCTCAGCTCGAGGGTGTGCGTCCCGCATTTGTCGTCAAGGAGGGCAAGAAGCGCACCGGGCGCCTGATCGATGGCGTCGAGCACAACGGCTTCCCAGCAGTGAGGGCGGCATGACGCGCGCTCTTCCCGAATGGATTGCCAAGCACGACGACCAGAAGGTCCCGGATCGGGTGAAGCTGCGCATCCTCGAGCGCGAGAACTTCACCTGCCACTTGACCGGCCGGAAGATCGATCCCGTTCGCGACGAGTTCGATTTCGATCACCGCGTGTCGCTGATCCTCGGCGGAGAGCACAGGGAGGCTAACCTATTCCCTGCCCTCCGAGAAGCCCACCGCCGCAAGACGGCCGTCGAGATGCAGGTCAAATCGAAGATCGCCCGGGTTCGCAAAAAACACCTCGGGATCACCAAGCCGAAATCTAGCCTGTCTCACCCGCGCTTCAAGCGCTGCATGGACGGCTCCGTCGTCGATCGGCGGACGGGAGAGGTTGTCACCGGAAGGAACGAGAGATGACGAGCAAGATCAATCACGGTGGGTTCGCCTTCCCTACTCCAGAGCTTCGCGCCCCGGACGGAAGAGTGTTGTCGGCCGGCGGCGACGGCATGAGCCTTCGCGACTGGTTTGCCGGTCAGGCGCTTGTCGGCCTTCTCGCGGCTGGCGCGGAGGATGACCCGACTATCAACGTTCCGGTGCGGGCCTATTCGATAGCAGATGACATGCTCCGCGCTTCCCTCCGGGAGCCCAGAGAGACGGGAGAGGAAAGCAAATGACCAGATCCATGACACCAAACCAATACGCAGCGGAATACGAGTTCCGCGGAGACGGCGGCGATTACACGCCCACCGATGGCGAGCGCACCATGATCGAGGATGCCATTCACGGATACCTCGGACAATTTGACGAGCCCACCAGCGCCGAACGCTCGGCAGTGGGGGTGAAGGAAGGCTGGCAGTTGGTGCCGAAGACGATGACGCACGACATGCTTTCGAGACTGGCAAACATGCCGGTTGAACAGACTTCGCGGCGTTTTACCGATCAGCAGGCCCAAAACGAGGTCGTCGGCTACGAGAGAGCCGAAGCGATCTATTCTGTCTTGCTCGCCGCAGCGCCAGTCCCGCCCGTTCTGGAGACGGCAGAGGCGCCGACTTGCCCCCACTGCGCCGGAACTGGCGACGCTTCAGAGAAAGGTCGCGTCGAACAGTGCTGCGCATGTCATGGAACAGGAAAAGTGCTGCCAGCGCCAGACGAGAGGATGGAAACGGCCATAGCGAAATTCATCGAGCAGTACGACTTCGGCATCAAGACGCTTGCCGCCGGCGAGTTTCGGCGCGCTCTCGCCGCAGTGAAGGAGGCCGGGGAATGACGAGCCTTGTCGAGAGATTGCGCTGGTGGGGCGCTAAGCGAAAGCCACCGAAAGGGATGGATACACTTCCGTCTGACTGCCGGGAGTCAGCCGACGAGATCGAGAGGCTGAGGAAGGCTCTTGAGCCGTTTGCTAACTCCGTCTTCAACGACAATGGCGACATAACCGTAGATAGGTCATTTGCGACCTACGACGACTTTGCTCGTGCGTATTTCGCGCACAAGGACACCCTCCGAGCCAAAGCGGAGGCAGAGTGATGAACTGCTGCAAGTTCTGTCGGTTCTCACGCAACGGCACCTGTCATTGCCCACGCTTTGGGGTTGGTCTCTTAAACTGCCGCGGAGTCTACTTCCATCCTCGGGGGCTGTTCGGCCTTACGCTGTCATGGCTTCTGTGGAGAGACCCATGAGATCATCCCTCCCCCTCCTCCCGCTTCGGATTGTTGAAAATGGGTTTGCGCCTGTTGCGAGCGGCCGGCTCTTTCTTGCCGGGGCTGACATCGGAAATGGCATCCTCTCGCACGGTCACAGGGTAATCCAAAGATCGCAACCAGACGCTTATTCGGCCATCCGGCCATATCTTCGAGACGCGTCCTTCGATCTTAACCGTGTCGCCGGGGGAAATCTTTTTAGCCATAGCGAATATTTGGAGTTCAGAGGAGTTTCGGCAAGATGAGCAAGCACACACCAGGGCCGTGGAAGGTCATCGCATCTGGAGATGGAAGTTTTGCCATCGAGGATCATGCCGAGGTCTACATTATTGCACAAAGGAACTCGTGGCCTTCGAGGATTCCTGAAAGCCAAGCCAACGCCTCTCTGCTGGCCGCCGCTCCCGAACTTCTGGCCGCCTGCAAGGAAGTCTACGAGTGGATGAACCGCCTCCCCATCCCGACTGAAGGATGCCTTCCAAAGATGCAGGTTCTGCATGACGCCATCACCAGAGCCGAGCCCCGCCCATGACCTACACCCCCGAGACAGAGGCATTTTACGCCCTCCCCGCCGAGATACGCGAGCGGGCCGAAGAACTCGCCGGTCCTATCAGGGAGATGACGAGGATCGAGGTGTTGTTGGCGATTGGGAGGGCCCTGGTCGAGGCCCGTGAAAGACGAGGTGACAAATGAACAGCATACCGGACTCAGAAGTCAAAAACCTCGCTGTCGGAGACATATTCTACGAATGCGAGATGTTCATGAATGTCGAAGCGCGCGTGACCGAGGCGCCAGTGCCGGCCGGGGAGATGGACGGCAGACAGCAATGGCGCTGGAAGGCTGAGAATACCCAGACAGGACAGAGCATAAGCTATCTCTTGACCGAAGGCCTCTCGCACTATGGCCCGCGACTTTATCGCACGCCGCAGTACGCTCGCGTCGTTGACGGCAAGCCCGTGTTTAGTCTCGTGGGGGCCGAATGTCCTCCCGATCCCGCCGACCGGGAAGCCGCAAAGAGAGGTGAAGGATGAGCCGAGCTGCTTTCCGACAGGCCGATATGGAGCGCATCTTCCGCGCGGCCCGTCGTGAGGGCTTCGCCGTGCAGATCGACATCCGCTCCCTGGTTGTTACCGTTATCCCCAGCGCCGTGCCGGCTGAAGCTGTTGACACGGCCCAGCCGCAAGGAGGCATCCTGCCATCGGGCAATCTTGCCCCTGATGGAAAGGAAAATTGGGATGAGGACTGACAGACCGGGCTACCAGTACCGGCTGAACAAGGACGGAAGTACCGTCCATTACTGGAATCCGAAGCGGGCGGTTAAGGGCGCCCCGGATTATCTGACCACCATTCGACTTGCTGATGGCCTTGAGGACGAGGCCATCGCCGCGGAGTGCCGGCGTCTCACCGACCAATTGCGCGACGACCTGCGCAACATCGACGCCCCGCCCAAATATGACGGCACCATAAAAGCTTTGATCGATTGCTATCGCCACGACAAGACGAGCACGCTGCACAGCGTCAAGCACTCGACGCGGATCAGGGACTATGAGCCCAGCCTTCGCGTGCTCGAGAAAAACGTCGGGGGCCGGCGCGTGGATGCTCTCAAGGCATCTGACTTCCGGGAGTGGTTTGCCAAGTGGCGCAAGAAAGGCCACAGAAGGGCGTCAGGCGCGATCAAGCTTCTGCGGGTGATTGTCTCGTATGGAGCGGGGGAACGCCTCAGCGGCTGCGGACAGGCTCGCCTGATCCTATCCGACCTGCGTTTCGAGCAGCCGGAGGCCAGAACGGTCACTATGACCTACGAGCAATGCCTGGCGATCGTGAAAAAGAGCATCGAAATGGAATGCCCCTCGATCGGGTTCGTCGAGGCGCTGAAATTCGAATCAGCGTTGAGGCGAATTGACGTGATTGGGGAGTGGGCCCCGCCGCCTGAAGGTGGCGCGTTCCGCTGGCGCGGACTGACGGGGAAGGACATCTCGCGGGATCTGATCTTGTCGATCAAGACCAGCAAGACGGGAGCGGCTGCGGCGCGCGACCTGAAGGTCATGCCGCTGGTGCAGGAAGCGCTGAAGGCTTTCCGCATACCCGATATCGGGCCTGTGGTTGTCGACGAGGACAACGGCAAACCGTACTGGGAAAATCGCTATACGGAGAAATTCCGGAAGGTGAGAGATGCTGCCGGCGTGCCGTCGAATGTCTGGTCGATGGATTCGCGGGCGGGTGCTGTGACCGAAACGGTAGAGGCTACCGGTTCCCTGGAAGACGCCAGCAATCTGGCAACGCACAGCACCACAAAGACCACTCGGCGCTATAGCCGAGGCGATGGTTTGGAAAAGAGCCGTCAGATTGCAAAGGCTCGCGCCGAAAAGCGCAAGTGACACGCAGTGAAACGAGTGACACGCCGTTCTGCTAAGTCATTGAAAATGCTGGAGCGGGTAGCGGGAATCGAACCCGCGTATTCAGCTTGGAAGGCTTCGGGAACAGTGAATGTTTTCAATGCGGCGTGTCACTGATGGTCCGGGGCGTTACATAAGCGCCTCGGGCCTTTTGACATGAGTCGGCAGGTCATGACGGGATGTGCAGCCCGCCCCTTGTGATGAACGTCATGAAGGCTCCGAGCAGGCCCAGAACGATCGCAAGCACGATGGTCACCAGATAGCCGTTGATCTTGTCGAGCTTCTTGTCGAGGCCGACGAACTTCTCGAGCATGTTCTTCCACTGCTCCTCTTTTCGGGCGTCGGCGATGTCGCCCTGGACGAAGCGCTGCTCCATCCCCGTCAGCCTCTGATCTGTCGCAGCCTGCTTGTGTTCAAGAGAAACCACCCGAGAGCGGAGGTCGGCGTCTATCGTGTTCATTTCGTCGGTTCCGCTGTTCAAAGCCCCTGCCCTCGTAAATGCAATGCGGTCGAAAAAGATCGGGGCGCCGACGTGGCCCCGATGGATTACTTCATTCCCCGATCGGCTTTCGCGCCTTGAACCTGCCGTAGATGGCGAAGAGCCCGCCCACAGCAGCCCCAGCAGCGGCCAGAGCGGACGCTATGGCGTCTTGCTCCTCGTCGCTGATGGTCACCGTCTCCCCGATCGCCCACGACAGCAGCGGGGCAACGAGGGGCGCGGCGATGGCGACGATCGAGCCCCACATAACGCGAGACCTGTACCATTCCTCGTTATTCGTCGCGGCGATGATCTCCGGCGCGATCTTGTTCGTCACGGCGTTGATGATCGGAGCAGCGGCCGACGGTTGCGCCGGGGTCGTCGGATCGCCTACAGCCGTGATGACCGCCGCGGCGATCTTCCGCTCGAGATTTTCTTGTGCCTGGTTCATGGCTGTCTCCTTTATTCCGCGGCCTTGGCTTCGCGCAGGGCGAGCGTGATGGCTGCATAGGCCTCTGCTGCCCGGACGAGCGCCGTCGCTGCTGTGACGCTCCCAGGGTCCTTGCAGATGGCATCCAGCGCGGCATAAGCCGCCGCCTCGCGTGCGACGGTGCGTTCCCGGATGTTCCCGGTGCTGGCGACGATCACGAAGGCCGAGTGAGCCGTCGCGGCCGCAGAGCATATCTGCGGGAGGTTGCGTTGAATGGCGCCGTCGATAGACGTCGTTTGGCAGGCGGACAGCGCAAAGGCCGCCGCTGCCACGATTGGCAGAGACTTGAACACTCTGGGATTCCTTCTGTTTCGGGAAGTTGTATGCTACAAAAAGCAAACGCCCCGGATGCTGGACACATCGCGGGGCGCTCTAACCAAGCCAACCTTCAGGAGAGGTCGAAATGGCTGACAAATCGATATCACTTACTCAGATCCGGCTCAAAGAGCTTCTGCACTACGATCCGGAAACCGGCGTCTTCACTTGGCATTTCAGGCCGCTATCGGATTTCGCCAACAAGAACGCACACGGAACTTGGAATTCCCGATACGCGGGGAAGCGCGCGGGAGTGGATATCGGTCATGGGTACAGGAAGATATCCATCAACAACCGCCGACATTATGAACACCGATTGGCTTGGCTGTACATGACTGGAAAGTGGCCGGCGGCACTGATTGACCATCGAAACGAGAACGGGTCTGACAACCGCTGGGACAACCTGAGAGAGGCGACGAAAGTTACCAACGGCGCGAACCGCCACGCCCCGTGCGTCAACAACAAAACAGGATTTCGCGGGGTTACTCCCAACAAGAACAAATACATGGCCCAATGCCATACTCGTGGAGGCCCGCATTACCTCGGGTTATTTGACACGCCGGAGGAAGCTCATGCGGCGTATGCTAAGGCGTTGACGGCCCGCGTTGGAGAATTCAGTCCGTTCGGGAAATCAAACCGCTAAGCGGATCTTTCCTGACGTCGAAGGATGGGCAAGCTTTGGCCGCATATTGGTTATGGCCTGTCACCTTCTCGACGGTTGGATACTTTGCGATCAACGCCTTCACAAGATCCAGCAACGCCGCCTTTTGTGCTGGCGTTCTCGTGTCCTTGGGCGTCTTTCCGTCTTTCGCCACCCCGCCTACATAGACGACGCCAATCGTGCCCGTATTGTGCCCAGAGACATGCGAACCGATCTGATCTTCCGGCCTCCCGGGTTCCACCGTGCCGTCGAGCATGACGACGTAATGGTAGCCGATATCCTTCCATCCCTGCCCTTTATGCCATCCGCGGATCGTGTCTACGGATACGTTCCGACCTTCTGGTGTTGCAGTGCAGTGGACTATGATTTCCTTTATACTTCTGGCCGCCTTCGGCTGCTTCAGGATCACCATGGAGGTGATTGCCGCCGCCTGGGGCGTGGATGAGGTCGGGATTGGCTTCGGCGCCGGCGGCTTCCCGCCCCGCAGTTTCTCGACCTCATCGAGCGCCGCATTCATGGCGGAGATCGTCTCGCCGCCCGGATCTCCATCGGCCCCGAATTTCGGCAGCGGAAAGCCGAGCGCGATCAAGCGCCGCTGCAGAGACTGCACGGTCGT